CTGCGGTGTGAGAAAAATTTTTGATGTGAGAAGTGATGGCCGCCCCTGAAGAATCCGACCTGGTCGAGCTGGCACGCACGGACGTGATCAAGTACCTGCGCCGGGTCATGAACAACCGCAAGGCACCGCCCGAGCGGCGCGACCGGGCCGCGAGCCGGTTGGCGGCGATCGTGGGCGAATGCGCGCCGGTCATCGGTGGTGGGGCCGGGTTGGCGCCGAAAGCCAAGGGGTTGAAGGAGCAGCGCGAGGATGAAGCGCAGAGCCTGTTGGAAGCCGGCAGCAAGTTCACGCCGAGTGCACCGCCGCGGCAGTTGAACTGAGGGGCGCGCAGTGGCCGCGCGGGTCTCTCGTGTGGCGGTACCGGCAAGGCCCGATCCGATCTGGACGACGGCATGCCCCGACTGGGGCGAGCGCCTGGTGCAGCGGCGCCCCATCGTGCCGGCGCCGCTCTTTCCCGAGGAAGCGGCCGCGGGGCTGGCCGTCTTCAACTCGCTGCGCATCATGGACGCCGCCGGCGGGCCGCTGGTGGGGGATGCAAGCCGCCCGTGGATCCAGCAGCAGGCCGCGGCGATCTTCGGCTCCTACAACCCGGACACCGGCCGGCGCCTGATCACCGAGTACCTGGTGAGCGTGGCGAAGAAAAACTGGAAGTCGGGATTCGCCGCCGGCGTGATGCTCACGATGCTGGTGCGCAACTGGCGGTACTCGGCCGACATGACGATCCTGGCGCCGACCAAGGATGTCGCGGACAAGGCCTTCAAGCCGGTGGTGGAGATGATCCGCGCGGACAACGAGCTCGCGCGCCTTGTGCACGTGCGCGAGAGCCAGCGCCAGGTCATGCATCGCACGATGCGCAGCAACCTGCAGGTGATCACGGGGGACTCGGCGACGGGCAGCAAGGCCGGCGTGGTCCTGGTCGACGAGCTGTGGGAGTTCGGCTCGATCAGCAACGCGGCGGACATCCTGCGGGAAGCCACGGGCGGCCTCGCCTCGCGGCCGGAGGGCTTCGTGTTGTACCTCACGACCCAGTCGGAGAAGCCGCCGGCCGGTGTCTTCAAGGAGAAGCTGCGCTTTGCGCGCGCCGTTCGCGACGGCACCATCCATGCGCCCTGGTTCCTGCCGGCGCTCTACGAGTACCCGGCGCTGATGCTCAAGGAGAAGGCCTGGCGCGATCGCAAGACCTGGTACATCACGAATCCCAACCTCGGGGCGAGCGTGGACGAGGCCTTCCTCGAGCGCGAGTGGCAGAAGGCCGAGGACGGCGGCGCCTTCGCCGGCTTCCTGGCCAAGCACCTGAACGTCGAGCCCGGCGATGCGCTGCAGACCGACCACTGGGCCGGCGCGCCGGGATGGATCGCCGGCGGCGAGGAGGCGATCGAGCTCGAAGGCCTGCTCGAGCGCTGCGACGCCTTTGCCGTGGGCATCGACGCCGGCGGGGCCAACGACTGGATGGGCCTGGCCGTCATCGGGCGGGAGATCGGCACGAGGCGGTGGCTCGGATGGACGCGCGCCTGGGTGCACGAGAAGGCGCTCGAGTACTTCAAGGACGAGGTGCCGCGCTGGCGCGACTTCGAAGCGGACGGCGACCTGGTCATCGTGCCGCGCATGGGCAAGGACATCGAGGAAGTCATCGAGGTGGTGCTGCAGGTGCAGGCCACCGGGCGGCTGGTGAAGATCGGCATGGACCCCAACGGCGCGGCGAAGATCCTCAACGAGGCCATGGTGTTCGCCGGCGTCGACGAGCAGCTCCCGATCGGCATCGGGCAGGGTTGGCGCATGCACGGCGTGTGCAAGCTGCTCGAGCGCAAGATCGTCGACGGCACCTTCGTGCACGGTGGCCAGGCCATGATGACCTACTGCGTGGGCAACGCGCGCGTGGAGTCCCGGGGCAATGCCAGCTGGATCACCAAGGCGGCGAGCAAGGGAAAGATCGACCCGCTGATGGCGCTGCTGGATGCGGCCGAGTGCATGGCGCTGGCGCCGGCGCCGGTGGACGTGGACGCGATGATCGCGCCGGCGTGAAGCGATGGGTCAGCCTGGCGAAGAGGGCGACGGAGAGTGCGTCGAAACAGGGCGGATCCGGCTCGGTCGTCATCGTCTGGCAAAGCGCGCGATTGTGCCAGTACGTCAAGCCGCGCATAATCCGGCGCAAATCATCCTGAGGACACACGCCATGGGTAGCCCGATTCGACCGGGCCGTGCGGAACGTCAGCAGCAACAGAAACAACAGCCCTCGCCGGGCTGCGGTGGCCCTTCCAGGGGCGGAAATCCGGTCAAGCAAGCAGCTGACCGGCATGGCCACCAACAGCCACAACCCCGCGGTTGAGATCGACCCGCTTGCGACGCGGCGCTCTGCGCTCGCGCTCGACCAGGCCGAGGTCACCAAGTCTGCGAAGACGGGCGGCCCACGCTTCGTCATCAGCACAGAGCAGGTGGACCTGCAGGGCGACATCGTCGTGCAGGCAGGCCTCACCCCTGTGGCTGATCGGATCCCCGCGCAGGTGGACCACAGCGGCAAGATGCGCGACCTGATCGGCTGGTGGGACAACATCACCACGACCGGCAAGAAGACGTCTGCCGACCTGGTGCTGTTCGAGCCCGGCGTGTCGCGAATGGCCGACATGGTGCGCGCGCTGCACGACGCTGGCGTGCGCATGGCCGCCTCGATCGGCTTTCACCCCGACACGGAACCGGGCGGCGTTGAACTGATCCGCGATGCCGCGAACGACTGGGTGACCGGCTACAGATTCAACCGCAGCAAGCTGGTCGAGACCTCGGTCGTCGTTGTGCCAGCTAACCCCGGCGCGCTGTCCGTGCGCAGCCTAGAGATCGGAAAGTCTTTTGGCCTGGACGCACAACGCTTCCAGACCTTTGTCATGAGCGAGGCATCGCAGCAGTTGCTGCACGAGATGCCGGACCGTGACGCACTGGCCCGAGCCGCAGCAGCGGTGCAGAAGGCCGAGGCACTCCTGAAAGGGGTCCGACCATGACCCTCGCTGAACAACTCAAGGCCGCGCTCGCGGCCATGGTGACGACCAAGGACGCTATCACGGCGCTGACCACCAAGGAAAGCCGCGACGCCGCCGAAAAGGTCCAATTGAGAGAACTGACGCTGACGTTGGAACAGCAGCAAGAGGACTTTGCGGTGCTGCAGCGCGCCGAGAAGGCGCTGGCAGTGGGCGCACAGCCCGCCGGCGAAGGAGGCGGTGGCGTGGTGGTGCTGCCGCAGCAGCGCGGCATCGTTCAGGCCACGGGCATCGCCACGCGCGGCCACATGCAGCGGCGCAAGCCCCATGGCTTCGACCTGCTGGTGCGCTGCGCCATCGCGGCCTTCGAGTCGTATCACACGCACGAGCCGGTCGACGCCATCATCGCGCGACGCTGGCCGAACGACCAGGCGGTGGCCGAGACCTCGAAGCTGCTGGCCTATGGCGTGGTCGGCAAGGCCGCGCAGAACCCGGCCATGACCACGGTGCAGGGATGGGCGGCGGAACTGGTGCGCGAGTCGTATCAGGCCTTCATGGACGCACTTGGCCCCGAGTCGGTGGTGCCGCGCATCCCGATGGCAACCTACGAGTTCGACGGCTACGGAAAGATCCATCTTCCGTCGCGCGCCACCACGTACCCGACCGACCCGAACCTGTCGGCAGCCTTCCGGGCTGAAGGTGCACCGATCCGCGTAGGCGGCTCGCAAACGACGACGAAGTACCTGACCCCGAAGTCGATGGGCGTCATCGGCACGTTCACGCGCGAGCTGCTCAAGCGCAGCACCCCGAACATCGAGGATGCAATTCGCCAGTGGATGCTGGAAGACACCGCGGTCGCCCTGGATGTCACCTTCCTGGATGCGGTGGCAGGCGATGCGATCCGCCCTGCCGGGATCCTGAACGGCGTCGCTGCAGGGGACACGCATGCCTCGTCTGGCAACACCGCGCAGAACATCACCAACGACATCATGGCGATGCTCAACGGCCTGTCGGCGCACCACCTGGGACGTCGCCCGGTGTGGATCATGAACCAGGCCTATGCGTGGGCGCTGAGCTTCAGCCGCACGGCGACCGGCGACCCGGCCTTCCCCGGCATGGGCATTTCGGGCAGCGGCAGCCTTGCAGGCATTCCTGTGGTCGCCTCGACCTCGGTGCCTACGGACAAGGTCGTGCTCGCGGATGCGGCTGAACTGGCCTTCGCAGGTGGTGCACCCACTTTCGAGGGATCCACGGAAGCCACCATCCACGAGGACAGCGGTGCGCCGAACGCGAACATGGTGACGGGCGCCACCGTGCTGCCGATCAACGCGGCAGCAGCAGCCACACCTGTGCGCAGCCTGTTCCAGACGCACAGCGCGGCGTTGAAGGCCGTGTGGGAGATCGACTGGACCGTGGTGCGTCCGGGCGCCGTCCAGGTGCTCACGGGCGTGGCATGGGGCACCCCGCCCACACCGTGAGGACGACGCACCATGGCTGATTCCGCCAAGTCCTCCAAGGGCGTCGCGATGTACCTCTCCAAGGGAGGGGCCGCGCCTGCGACCGTCAAGCCGACGGCGATCAGCGCGGCCGACCCTGCGGAGATCACCGCGCCAGCGCCCACCGCACCGGCCCAGCCCTACGCCATCGGCCAGGTCGTCTACTTCCGCGATACCAGCTTCACGGAGCTCGACGAGAAGTACTTCACCATCGCGACGCTCGTGGCCGGTACCGGCTTCACGGTGGCGGCGGACACCTCCGAGAGCACCGCGACCCTCGGGGTCAATGCTGAGTTCGACGTTCTGGCGAACGACGTGCTCATCAAGATGTGCCTGAACAACTTCGCGTTCAACCTGGAAACGCCCGGCACCCTCCCCGCCGGCACGTACTGCAATCCGAGCGCGACGCTGCCGGCCACCGCGACGGCGGTGGGGACCGCGACGCTCGGCGGGTGGATCGACAAGGACGACCCGGCCTATCGCGAGCTCCTGCTCGCGGAGGAGGACGGCCTTGAGCGCGTGTTCGTCATCGTGCTGCCGCAGCAGCAGGGCGAGATCATCGCCTCGCTCATCATCACCGGCATCACGTGGGACATCCCACTGGAAGGCGGCATGGCGTTCACCGCCACGGGCAACCTGCAGAAGAAGCCGCGGCACGTGTTCACCCCCACGACGGTGACCGTGGCTGCGCCTGCTGCCGCGCCCGAGGCCACCGAGCTCGAGCCTGCCTGAACCGGGGTGTGCGTCTCCTTGATCCTCCGCTCTCTCTCGCACACCGTTCGGGCCCGGCCGGAAAACGCCCGGGCCCTTTTTTCTTTTTGAAGGAGTCGCGCCATGGCAACCAAGCCCAAGACAACGGCACCGGCCACCGATGGCGACACAGCGGTGGCAGATCGACCACCGGCACGCCCGAAGAAGGAGGCACCCGCCGTACAGGCCGGCCCGCATCCGTCTATCTTCGAATATCAGGACGTGTGGGTGTTCCATGAAGGCGTCGCACTCGTCAACGGCCTCACGGGCTTCCTGACCGTGCTGAAGACCGACGCGGCCACCATGATCGCGGCCGGCGATGCGGTCGACCCGTACTGGAGTGAACTGCCGCCCATCGGCGGCGCGGCGGCCGCACCCGTCGCAGTCGTGGTGCACATCACTGCCTTCTCGGCAGAAAACCCGACGATTGCAACCGTGAGCGCAGGCGATGGTGCGAAGCTGGCGAACGGCGATGTGCTGAAGCTCACGCAGACAGGGGGCGCAGCATTGCCGCCGATCGCCGGCACGACCGGCACTGTCGCCAGCCTGACAGCCACGACCTTCGCCCTCACGGGCATCGATCTGTCGGCCTTCAGTGCAGTGGTCGCCGGGGTGACAGCCACCGGCACCAAGCAGTGAGGCGCGGCCATGGCTTCGTTCCTCGCGCGCATCGTGACCGCGATCAAGTCTTGGGGTGGCGCTGAAGGTTCATGGCGTGGCCCGTATTTCGGGCAGGGGGAACTGACAGGCGCGACGTTCCAGCTCGGCGACATCGAGGACGGCTTCCAGCGCAACCTGGCCGTGCCCGCCGGCGGCGCGCGCATGATCCCGATGGTCTACGCCGCAGTCATGGCGAACGCGAAAGCGGGCGCGACCTGCTGGCCTAAGCACATGCGCGAGACAGCCCGAGGCTCGAAGAAATTCGACCAGGTCGCCACGTCGCCGGCCTTTCGGGTGTTCCAGAACGCCAACGCGTACGAGACCTGGCCCGTGTTCCTGCTGAACATGCTTGCGACGATGGGCTTCGATGGCCAGGCCTATGCGTTGATCGTGCGCGACGAGCGCGGCGCGGTGACTGCGATGCATCGCATGCCCAGGGGCACCATGTCGCCGCTCATCAGTCCCAAGGATGGCAGCATCTACTACGGTGTCGGCGCGAACCCGTTCCTGCCGCAGCTCACCGGCATCGACTACCTGGTGCCCGCGCGCGATGTCTGGCACTTGCGCCAGCACTGCCCGCGGCACCCGCTCTACGGCGAGCCGGCCTGCAACGCCGCGGCCCTGGCGATGGGCGTGAACGTGGCCCTGTCGCGCTCGCAGGCGGTCTTCTTCGCGCGGATGTCCAGGCCGAGCGGCGTGCTGGTGAGCGACCAGCAATTGAACAAGGAACAGATGGACCGCCTGCGCGAGAACTGGAAGGCGCAGGCTGCCTCACTGGCGCAGGGTGGCGTTCCGGTGCTGGGCAACGGGGTCAAGTGGGTGCCGATGACGATCACCAGCGAGGACGCGCAACTGACCGAGGCGCAGCGCATGAGCGGCGAGGACATCGCGCGCGTGTACGGCGTGCCCCTGCCCGTGGTGGGCGAACTCACGCATGCCACGCTCACCAACGTCGAGCAGCTGGTCTCGCTGTGGCTGTCCACGGGCCTGACGAGTCTGCTCGAGCTGGTAGAGCGTGACCTGAACAACATCTTCGGACTGGATGGCTTCAGCGACTTCATCGACCTGGATCCCCGCGCGCTGCTGCGCACCGACTTCGCTGGGCGCATCGACGCGCTGTGCAAGGGCATCCAGGGGGCGCTCTTCATGCCCAACGAGGCGCGCGCATTGGAAGACCTGCCGCCTGTACCCGATGGCGACAAGGTCTACGCCCAGGCGCAGATGCAGCCGCTGGGCACGCCGCTGGCCGCGCCGCCGGCGCCTGCCGCAGCACCTGCGCCGGACGCGAAGCCTGGCGACGCGGCCCCGCCCGCCGATGATCCGGCCGCCACGGATGACACCGCGAAGGCGTGGACGAAGTGGGCGCTTGAACGGGCGATGCGGCGCGTGCTGGATGCAGAGGACGCGCCATGAAGCTGCCCGACCTGACCGTCACAGTGCTGGATGCCGTGGGGGAACTGCTCGGGCAGCAGCTGCTGCAGCGAGATGCTCGGCTGCAGGCCCTCGAAGACCGACCGCCACCCGAGCCGGGTCGACCAGGGGACAAGGGCGAGCCCGGCCCTCCCGGTGACGCCATCAAGGGCGAGCCCGGCGCTGCAGGGGTCGGGCTGGACTCGCCTGCGTGGAAGGCCGGCGTGCACCGCACGGGCGTCCTGGTGCAGCACCACCTCGGCCAGCATTTCCGGGCGCTGGCGGACACAGCAAGCGAGCCGCCAGGCGCGGACTGGCAGCGCATGGGCAGCGGCGGCTTTCGGCTGACGGGCGGCTTCACCGAGGGCCGCCAGTACGAGGATGGCGACCTGTTCGTGCGCGACTTCGGCCTGTTCCTGTGGCACAAGGGCGAGGCGCACCTGTGGGCCGGCCGCGGCGGCAAGGGCGATCCGGGCCAGCGCGGGCTGCAGGGCGACCCGGGCAAGGATGGGAAGCCGGGCCTCGACGGCGCAGTGTTGCAGGCAATCGAAGTGCGCGGCGCCACGCTGGTCGTCGTGCAGCGCCGGCCCACGGGGGCGCTGTCCGAGCTCGTGGTCGACCTGATGCCCTTCCTCGAGGCCACCACGTTCGCGCTGCAGGACAAGTTCGATGCGCAACTGCAGCAGGTGAGGGACGAGTGCGACGAACGCATCGCCAAGGCCCTGCAGCAGGCCGCCACGCCGCGCAACGGGCGTGCGGGCCACCTACCCCCGAACGGTGCCACATGACGCGACTGTGCGCCTTCCTGGCCTCCCTGCTGGCGCTCGGCGGCTGTGCCTCGGGCAGCATGCGCCGCGATCTGGATGTGTCGGGCGAACTGCCGCGCGCGCTCGGGCTGGGTGCGTTCGCGCCGAACTGCGTCTTCCTGTGCTTCCCGACGAACACGGTCACCCAGGGCGATGTGGTGCGCGAGGACATTCCGCCCGGTGAGGCCTACCGCATCATCGAAAAGACCGAAGCACAGGTGAACGCCAAGGGCTTCAAGGTGAAGCCGAAGCCACCGCCGCCGAAGCCGCAACCGAAGGAGTAGCCATCATGGTTTCCCTGATCTTCCTGATCGCCGCCGTCGTGCTGTTCATCCTCGCGGCGGTGGGCGTGCCATCGCCGCCGAAGTTCAACCTGATCGCCGCGGGGCTGGCCTGCTTCGCCCTGTCCTCGCTCATCGTGGGGCGGCTGCCGTGACGTGGGATGTGACCACCGCGGGCAAGCGTATTGGCCTGGTCGATGGCGACACCGCGCAGGACCAGAACCTGCAGGCCGCCATGAATGTCGCGCTCGCCG